GTAGCCGGTGACGCGGAAGATCCCGTAACCGCCGCCGCCGGTATAGCTCGATGCGACCGTGACGCTTCCCGACGTGTAGTTGCCGGCCTTGAACCCGGCGCGCTCCCACGCGATCACGTTGTCGAGGTCGGGCGTGCCGCCGGTGCCGCCGGTCGCCGAGGTGAAGACAGTCCCGGTCTGGCCGTTGGTGCCCTGCGCGCCGTTGGGCACGTCGATGAAGCCGGACGTCGCGCCGTCGAACGACCGCTGCCAGGTGAGCGTCCCGTTGTAGATTCCCGCGGCCGTCCAGGTGTAGTTGCGGGTCGCGCCGACGCCGGTCACCCGCACGGCCGGCGTGAAGGCGTTCTGCGCGCCGAGGATGGTCTGGTTGAACTGTCCGCTGGAGAACGTCCGGAACAGGCAGCCGACGTGGCCGGGCTGGAACCACGGCCGGTCCGACGTCAGCGTGGTGTTGCCGGCATAGGCGCCGGGCGTGAAATTGGCCTTGATGCCGGGCTGCGACTGGAACGGGCCGTTGTCGGAATAGAACAGCACGGTCGACCAGCTGTGCGCGGCGCGACGCTCGATCTTGTATTGCGGCTGGCCGTAACAGGCGATGAAGATGATGTCGCCCGACTGGTCGTAACGGATGTTGGGGAGGTCCGCGGCGGCCCACGGCGTCGGCAGCGCCAGCGGACCGGCGGCCTCGATCGCGCACGACGACAGCATCTTCGCCCACGGGTCGGTCGACTCGATCTGGAGGCACAGGCTGCTGCCGGCCGGCGTGAAGGCGAGCGAGTGTGTGCCGGTATCGAGCGCGGTCTGCGGGATCAGGTCGGCGCCGCCGGCCGTCGAGCCGGCGCGGAAGACGACGGGGCCTTGCGTGACGATGATGCGGATCGCGTGCTCGATGCCGAACGCGGAGGACGGCACCGTCACGGTCTGCTGGATCTGCGCGAGCCCGCCCGCCGGAGGGCAGGTCAGCGTGCACACGCCGCCGCTCGCGGTCGCGGTCGCGCCGGATGTGGTGTTCGCGGTCGTCCAGCTGCCGGTGCCCTGGAACGACGGATCGCTGATCGACGTCGCGACGGCGGCGCGGGCGACCAGCGTTTCGTTGATCCAGACGCGCATCTGGTTGGCGGTCAGCTCGATCAGGGCGGTGTCGAGCTTCGAGAACACGAAGCGCACGAGCCGCGTGGGCGCGTCGCCCGCGACTCCGCCGACGTAGAAGAGGCCGGGCCGCAGCGACATCGGCCCCACCACGTAGGGCAGCCAGTTGACCTGGCACGCCGCCGCCATCCGCAGCTTCGCCACGTCGGCCCGCGCCAGTGCGATCTTCGACACCTCGCCGGCATTGAGGGAATAGAGCGGAGCGTTGACGCGCATCGGAGCGCCTTTCGATTATGCGGTATCCGTAGCCCGGATGAAGGCGCCCCGCGCCGCAATCCGGGGTAAGACTCGCCGCGATTTCTGACTCACCCTGCGGAAACGGGGGCCCCGGATTGCGGCGCGGGGCGCCTTTATCCGGGCTACGGCACCTCAGTCGTCCCCCTGTGGCCCGTTCCCGCCGAGCCACAGGCCGCCCGGACCGAATGCCCCGCGCCGCGCCCGCGCCCAGTATGGCACCGGCGGCAGGCCGGGCGGCTCGTCCATGGCCTGCTCGGCCTTGGCGACGCGGCGTGCGCGGTCCTCCTCGCGCAGCAGCGTGGCCTTCAGCTCCTTGTCGTTCGTCAGGCGCAGGCAGGCCTGGCGGGCGAGGCGCAGCGCGACGTAATCGACGAAGTGTTCCGGCCATGCGCCGATGTTCATGCCGTACAGTGGATCGTTCGAGACATAAGCGACGTAGATCGGCGTCAGGTTCGCGTACCACAGCCCGCCCTCGTCGCTGTATTGCAGCAGCGGCGGGTCCATGTTGGGCGATGAAGACACCAGGATCGTCCTCACCCAGTCGGCCGGCACCGGGAAGCAGCAGGTGAAGCCGAACTGCGGGACCAGCGTGGAACTGGCGTCGATCTGCGCGGTGCGCCGGGCGAACTTCCACAGTCCCTGCGACAGGCAGAAGGCGACGACGTCGGCCCAGTAGGAATCGAGCACGCGCCGCGGTTCGCGCGGCTCGGTGAGAGACGCAATCTGCCGCTCGCCGAGATGGCCGAGCGCCTCGTTGTAGATGAAGAGCTGGGTGGTCATGGGGAGGTCCTCACCGGCTGCCGCAACGCACGGCGCCGTAGGGTGGGCAAAGGCGGCCCCGGCGTTGCGGTTTTTGGCACAACGCCGACCCGCCGTGCCCACGCGCCGCACGCTCCGAGCCCGTGGCCGTGGCCACGGCGGGTCAACGTCGTTGTGAAAACCAGATCGTCTCGGCCGCCTTTGCCCACCCTACGGGCCCTGCCGAGTTGCGCTAGAAATCCGCGCTGGCCTGGATGAACCCGGCGCCCCCGCCGCCCTGCAGCAGCGTGCCCTGGCCGGCCGTGCCGGACGCGGTGCCGGTGACGCTGATGTAGTTCGGCGTGTGGGTCGAGCCGGCGGCGAAGGTGCCGACCGATGTCGGCGTGCCGGCGATGTTGAAGCGGAACGAGCCGGCGTTGACCGAGACGGTCGGCGCAGCGCGCATCTGCACCGGCAGCGGAATGAAGATGATTTCCGATGCGGCGCCCGCCACCATGCCGGCGCCGACGATCACGCCTGATGCAGGTTCCGGAATGTTGAAGAAGTAGCGCTGCGCGATCGCCAGCTCCAGCTCGATGTCGCGGTGCTCGAACGGCGTCGCCTGCGATCCGATTTCGAGCTGGATCCCCATGAGCTGCACGAAGTCCGCCGCGCCGGCCGCGCCGACGGGCGTGGCGTTGAACAGGACGCCGAGCTGCGTGCAGCCGGACGGCACGAGCGCGGTGAACGAATAGCGCTGCCAGCTTGCCGTGATCTGCTGGGCGATGTTGGCGGCCGGCGTCAGCACGGCGGCGCCCGGCGAGGAGACCGGCGAGATGTTCTGCTGCGGCGTCAGCGTGAGCGGCGTGTAGCCCGTCCATGCGGCCGCCGCGAGGGCGGCGGCGCTCTGGTTGGTGCCGGTGCCGCTGGTGACCTGCATGTTGAGCGTGCCGTTGGCGGGCGACCAGTTCGCGCCGGCCAGCGCCCAGAACGACAGCGTGACGGTCTGGCCTTGCAGGCGGATGGAGTCGAGCGACTCCACGACCTGCCCCAGGGTGATCACGGAGGTGCTGGCATTGCCGCCGGCGCGGCCGAACTGGAGCGCCTGCGCGAAGCCGGGGACGGCGGTGACGCCCACCTGCGATACCGCGATCGACGACGACCCGCCGCCGAACGCGAAGAAGCGGTCCGCGGTGTAGGTCAACGTATTGGTGATGCCGGTGAAGCTCGTGCCGCGCTGCCACGGATTGGTGGTGAAGTCTCCGCCGTCGATGATGTTGCGCGGAAACGCGAGCTGCGAGCCGCCGACGCCGGCGGGCGCGGCGAGCGTCGCGGTGCCGGGCGCGCTCATCGTGCCGGCGGTCAGGTTCTGGACCTGCAGGATGTAGCCCTGCGGGATCGCCTGGTTCGCGACGATGACGAAATCGCCGAGGTTCATGCCCTTGAACGTCGCGTCGGCGATATAGCCGGCGGCCGTCACCTGGGCGAGCGTGTCGGCCGTGGTGTATTCCCACAGCTTCCACGCGCCCTCAATCGGACCGCCCGCAATGTAGGTCAGCGTGCCGGTAGTGTATGCCATCTGGGGAAAGCCTTTCGGATTTTTGGGCGTTTTGAAATGTGGGGGCGACCCTTGTGGTCGCCCCTGGCAGGTGCGGCGACAGGGCGACCACAAAGGGTCGCCCTTGCAGATGCGCAGGGCTGTAGCCCGGATGAAGGCGCCCCGCGCCGCAATTCGGGGAAAGACTCGGCCACAATTTCTGACTCGCCACGTGTGGAGACGGGGTCCCCGGATTACGGCGCGGGGCGCCTTCATCCGGGCTACGGAGTCAGTGTCAGGTGTACTTCGAGCCGTCGTGGTTGATGACGACGACGCCCGCGTTCTGCAGCAGCGCCGAGCCCATGAAGATCGACGAGCGCGCCCAGTAGTAGGCGTTCTCCTCGTTGTAGCCGGCGCGCACGTCCATCTCGCCAGTGTTCACCGCGTGGCCGACGGCGGAGCGGTGGAACGCGAAGCACTGCTCGCTGGCGGTGCCGACGTTCGGCAGGTGCGGATGGAAGATCCAGTTGAAGCCGGCCCAGCGGCGGAAGCGGCGTGCAGGCCCGGTCAGCGGCCTGATCTCAACGTATTCCGCCTTCTGGAATTCCGGCAGCTGCATCAGGTAGGCGCGCATGGCGGGGCTGCCGACGAAGAACATATTGTCTTCTTCGGTGGTGTCCACGTCCTGCAGGTCGAGATGCGCCAGCGCCCTGGTCGCGAGCGCAAGCGTCATGGTCTGCGCCGGGCCGAGATTGCCCGTCGCGCCGGACAGCATGCCGATGATGTCCTGGTCGATCTTGCGGTTCAGCACCTTGACCGTCGAACTCTGCATGATGCGGCGGCCGTCGCCCTGGCTGGCGAAGATGTTGAACTCGGTGCGCTGCGGCTTGTCGTGCCACTCCACCAGCGTGGCGGGCACCTGGGTGAGACTGTCGACGCGCGGCGGAATGTTGCCGTTGAGCCCGCGCGTCACGGCGGTGGCGCCGCCGGAACCGGCGACGAGGAACATGGCCTGGTTGCCCTTGATCACGGCTTCGGTCGTGCAGACGTTACGCAGCCACGACTGGCCCTGCTCGAACTGGGCGATGAATTCCTGGCGATATTGGATCATGAACGCGGAATCGGCCATCGATCCGGTCCTTCTGCGTCATCGTTGAGGGGCCTCCGTTCCGGTTGTCTGCGCATGCACGATCGGGGTTGACCGGCCGCGGGATTTCCGCGGGCCGGCGCCGGCAACATGCGACGCAGGGCTTTCCATCGGCGGTGAAGGGCAGGCGTTTCGGGGCCGCCGCGGTCGGAAAGGCGCAGACGGGATGTCCGAAAAGGCCTGCGAAATGCAGGGTGATCTATGTGGGGCCGTAGCCCGGATGGAGGCGCCCCGCGCTGCAATCAGG